TTAAATATTTAATCATTATCTCTTTAGACTAAAACCGACTTTACTTAAGGATTATATCCTTAAAGAAATCAGGAAAGATTGAATCTTTCTCATCAGTCTTATTCTTGACGTTATTCTTAGACTCATGAATTTCTTCAACCTCTTTAGCTCCATCTAGTTGAATACTATTAAAGAATGACGGAAAGATAGTTTCCTCCGTTATCTTGATATCTTCAATGAGTTCAACAACCTCTTTAAACATAGTAATTCTCCTTTCATAAACTATTAAAATTTATTACTACAGATAAATGATATATTAGTATATAAAAATACAGAGCATACAAAAAAAAAAGACTGGTGATTAATCTCTTAATCACCAGTCTCGAAATTAATAAGTGAACTAGGGTTACTTCTTAGAGAAGAACTCCAGTCCCTTATTAATTTCATTTGCAGTTGTAAGGACTGACAGTCCTACCCCCGCACAGACTACTGTTGCTTTAGCAACATACTTTACTGCACTTGCAACCTGCTCTAAAATCACTTTCTTATCCATAGAAAATCTCCAATCTCCCCGTCATGCCGATAGGACAGCAAAATAATTTAATAAGTAATAATAAAATTATTAATAACTTTATTATTACACAGAAATAGTATATTATTATATTAACTTACTTTACGCTTTCTCATATATAAGTAGACAAGGGAACTATTAAGAAGTTCCCTTGTCTACCAATTTAGCAATTGTGGTAAGTTAATACTACACCACATTGAGTAGTATAAATACATGAAACTAATCAACATTGCAATCCAACATTTCCTTTTCATTCTCTCACCACCTATTCAACTTATTTATGAGTATAAAACCCATATAATAAAGTTTAAATAGAATTCAGTAAGAATAATAATTCTGATGACACTTTATCGACATTGTAATTTATTTCTTTTCCTAATAAATCCTGAGCTTCATAAGTTACATATGTAAACTTAGTATTTATTATTCCAGATAAAATACTTATAATACTCTCATTATTGATAGTAGATAATAAATCATACTTACTATTCATTAACTCATTATAATCACTATTATTAAATAGCTCAGTTATAAAAGTATTATTTCTAATAATTCTGGTATTTACTTTATCTAACACATTACCACTTATTATATATGGCAATGCTGCATAATGTAATTCACCATCTACATCTTCTTCATAACCAAGATCTATTAACAGTTTCTTCTTAAGTAATAATAGGAGAATAATGTAATCTCTAAATCTCAATAGATTCAAATCTCTATAACTACCAAAGAACTTTGTATAGTAAGCATATACTAATTGTACTTGTATATAATCAGGTTTATGATTATCCATATAATACTGAATTTCTTCTTCACTTAATGGAACATCAATTAATTCTCTAATCATACTAATAGTACATTTGATATTTATCTCACTTAATATAACAGAACCTTCATCTATCTTATTCTGGTTCATTAAGAACTTATCAACAGATGATAATCCTTCTGAGTTCTTTGTACTTGTTATTTCTGATGGATTCTTTATATACTGAGCTTTTAAGTAATACATCAACTGATACTTCACTACAGTTTTATTAAATCCTACTATATTCTCTTTATATGACTTAGTAGTCTTATCCCATACTTCATTAAACTTATACTTCATCATTGTATCTGCGATAAGTATCTTTTTAACAAAGTAGTTTATTACATTAACCAAGTCATCACCAAAGATTGCTCTCTGGTCATACATCTTACTATTATTCACTTCATTCTCTGAAACTTTTGTCTTTACATATGCATATAGCTTATTATACATATTAATTCTCTTCTTTAAGAAATGACAAACTTCTCCTGTCTCATCATCAATGAATTCACATTCATAACCTCTATCATTTAATATAATTGGAACTTTATTAAGAGCACTATATTCCTTAACTTTTATATCAGGAATATTTGTCTCTTTAACTTTATTATTTGAGTCATATAAAGTCCAAGTTGTACTAAATCCAAATAGATTAAATAACTCATCATAGAAGTTATATAAGAAATCTTCTTCATTTGATTTAAGTTTATTCTTTTGAATAAAGTGAAATAATACCGGTACCATTATCTTTATTGCTATTGATATCTTTAATAATATCTGAATATGATTATTTGTAAACTCTAAAGACTCTAAGTATTTCTTAGTATCTTTGGAATACTTTTTATCATCTTCTGATACTTCGATATCATCAAGATAATTTTCTTCTACCATATAATTAATCTTATCTATCATTGAATTGGTAAATAAGATATCATACAAGAATGCTTTATAACTCATCAAGTCTTCTGCATCAAAAGCATTCTCTTTATCTACTGCAAATTTTATTTTGAGATATGCAGTAACCAGCTCATTGTCAGTATCATACTCAGACATAAAGAAATTTATATATCTTATTATCTGGTCTAACTGTTTGACATAACTGTCTCTCCCTATCAAGAATCTATCATATATTGAAAGCTTTTCATCGTGTCCAAAAACCTTTTCAAAATGACAAACTATAAGTTTACCATCTTGCTCACAAATAAGGTCTTTCTTATCAGGCTTCCATTCAATAAATCTTGATGTTTTTAAGTTCTCCATCTCCATCGCTTCCTTTCATAAATTACTTAAACTTACACAAAGATAATATATGACTTAATCCTAATTCTTCTTAGTTGTAGATTTAGTTGCCACTTTTTTAACCATTCTACCACCAGCAGTTTTCTTAGGTACCTTAGCTACATAAGTACCAGTCTTATGTGGTCTTTCTTTTTCTTTCCTATCAGATTTATCCTTATCAATAATTTTATCTTTAGTAATATACTGACCAGTCTTCTTCTCATTATCTATCAAGAATCTTTCTAATTTCTTAGTTTTAAAATCATTAATAGCATTAAAGAATTTATCAAGCTTAACTACTTTTCTTTGAACCATATCATTCTTACTTAAGAAACTATATCTATTATCCAATAAGAATTTACATACATAGTAGATAGTATTCTCATAACTATTTACAGTTCCTCCATCTTTAGGAGGAGTGTTAATATAAGCAGCATCTATCTTATCATATAAAGTCTCTATTAAATAACCTGCTTTATTATAACTATAAGCGTGTCTATACATAAAAGCAGGTGAGTTAGAAAAGAATTGTACATTATATGCAGTAAGCATTCTATTAGTCTTACTGATAATATTATCTGTAAAAAATCTAAGCACTACATCATATGATACATTAGCAGTAGTTTCACTGGGGACTTTACAGTGAATATAGTAATCGTCCCCAAGTGTTGTAGTTGCGTAGTATATGATTTTATGCTTAGCTATGAAGTTTTTATATCTTTCATCATATCCTAAATTCTTTATCTGATTATCCCTACTTCTAAAAGGATTCTGTAAGAATTCAACTATGGTTTGATATTTACTAAATAACGGCATATACTACCTCCTGTTAATTACACATTAGGTCTCTGTGTAACAACCATCTGATTTCCTACTATTAATAAAGAAATTAAATCTATAGTAGCTGTAAGAATTTCACTATCTGTCTGTAATGAATTTATTACATCATTAGAGAATCTGAATTTAGATATATCAAATACTCTTCCATCAAGTAAAGAATACTCTACTATGAAATCATGTAATGATATAAATTTTCCATTATCACACATATCTATTACTTTAGATACGAGGGAGTTATCTTCAAAAATCTCATCAAAATTACCAAAATGATCGTCAACAAAATGCTTTATCTCCTTCTCAATAGTTGCTGTATTTGTATCAAATTTATAATCTGGGAATGCATTAAGTAATACTGTCTTATATACATCTTTAAATCCATTATAAAGAATTTCAAGAAGTAATCTATCAGTAGTATTATCACTACCATTAAGAACTTCTCTTATTGATTGAATAAGGTTTGTATTACAACCAAGAACTGTACCATACTTATATGCACTCTCAGCTGCTTTAACAGCATCATCTACTGCATCTTTTAACATACCCTGTGATACTTCACTATCAGCACCAACTTCAATTATACCCATCTTTAACTTCAATGCATATAATCTCTCTTGACACTGACTTACTTCTACATTAAAAGTACCAAGCTTCTGGTATTTCTGTTCAGCTTCTTTAAGTAAAGCTTCTGCTTCCTTAAGTGCTATATCATATCGTCTTTGATCATAATTCAAATCCATAAACTGTGAATATGTTAATCCAAGTGAACAGCTTCTTGTATAACCAAGATGTAATGCATTTTCATCTTCAGTATAATACTCTTCTAATGGTTTATATCCTTCAATACTGTCCACTCCGTATACATAAGTAACTGAAGATGTTTCACTTGCTGCTATACATTTTGTACCCACAATATGTCTTGTATCCATCTGTACTAACTGATGAATTGGCACACCTGAATCAAGTTTGTCTATGATATACTTTTCTTTTGCTCTATCAATAACATCAGTATCCATTAATATAGAGAAATCATTGATCAATTTTCTGGTATGCGAAGATATTGCTCTATATCTCATCAATACCATATTTACATTATGATTTTTTCTCCACTCATCATTTAGCTCTGGTGCAATTACTGTATTAAGAGCAATCTCATCATATGTTGGTGCACAGACTATAAGATGTCTACCTCTCATCTTTGATTCAAAGCTTAATGGTTTAAGTAATTTCTTGTATGTACTTTCTCCTACCTTTGTACCAAATATTATTACATCAGCTTCTGATAAATCCATAGTATTCTCATCAGTATTGATATAGAGTCTATCTGCAAGAGATAACTCATATCTATAACCATTAATGAGTTTTTTCTTTGTTATTCCATCAGGAGCTTTAATACAAGAAATAGCTGGTGCACCAAGTTCCTTGTATAATTCTGCTATATACTGAGTAATTAACTCATTAGCATTACTTGATATATAGACTACATTCTTAATATTCTCATATAACTCATCCACATTTTTTGTCTGGATAGGTTTAGCATATTTAGAAAGTTCTTCTATTATCTTATTCTTTATTAATTCATACTTACTAATTATATCTCTAGGAAGAATAAATTTATCATTTAACTCATTCTTCTTACTTCTATAATTCTGGTAGATACTATTAGTAGCAATAATAGCACTTGTTGTACCATCACCAACACTATAGTTCAATCTACCACATATTTCTTGTGCCATATCAGATATGGCTTGATCCACTTTTGTCTCACTTGCATCAAAAGATAAATTCTTCATTATAGTAAATCCATCTTTTGTCATATGTCTCCATGGATAATTACAAATTAATGTAGGTGCTCCATATGGACCAAATGACTTAGCAAGTGTCTTCCATAAAAGATTAAAAACCTTTTCTACTCTTATCTCAAAATCCTCTTTTGAAATTACATTTATTGCAGGTTCTTTTTTAAATAACCTACCATCTTCTGTGCTAAGGTCTATACCCTCACTAGGCTCCAACCATTCACCTGTATTCTGGTCTCTCATAAAACATGACCCCTTTCATCTATACGTAGTAAATTCATGTTATTATTAATATTACTATTCATAATCTAAGTCAAATATATCTTCAGCATTATCACTTAACTCAGATGGGAAATAAAATATTTTAAATATATTATCAGTTACTAATTCTTCTACATCAATAAGTATTTCATCATCTTCATCATAATTATATCCAAAATTATCTGCTAATAATATAGAAGAAAATTTAAGCAAGTCATTCTCTCTAAGAATTTCTATCTTAACTATATCACTAAGAATATAAGTTGTATTATCCTTAATATTATTCTCTTTTAATACTTCTCCAAAATCCCCATAGATATATTTTGCTTTACTACCAAAATTCTCTTTAATATCCCTTTCTATTGATTCTGAATATCTTTCTGTATAAATAAATACTTTTTTTATTATATCAAAATTAGATATAGTTGGAATAGTTTCTAATAAAGAATAATTAATAGCATAATCTAATACCTTTAATTCATCTATCTCTTTATACAAGAAATCTTCTAACCATTCATATCTATCTTCAATATCTTTAAAGTAATTATCATTCAATTCAAAGTTAGCAAATACATTTGCTTCTTCCCTGTTTACATACCACTCATATAATTCATCAGTAGATATATTCTGAATAGGTTCGATATTAATAAATTGATTTATTACATCAGATTCTCTTAAAACTCTTAATACATCAAATCCTAATGGTCTAAGTATATCATTATACTCTATTACTAAATTTTCTGTATTAGTAAAAGGAGAATTAAATGATGTAAATACTTTAGTACCACTCTCGGATAAATTAATAGCCATAATAGTAAATCCTTTCTTCTAAATAAAAAAAAAATGAAGTAATGAAATCAATCATTACTTCATTTAATAAATTTACTCGAATGGTATAAAATCACTCATGTTGCTTGTTCCTGCAGTTGCAATGGGAGCCTGATAACCTGAATTACTTGTGTTGTTATAATTCTTATTATTACTTCCACTATAAGAATTCTTATAAGCTTCTTGCTTCTTTAATGCATGAATAACACCTGATGAGAGTTTATATACTTCTTCAAGTTTCTTTGTAAATGCAGTAAAGTCTGCATTAGATTCATGAATCTCTCCCGATCCATTTACTGGATTATAACCACTAATCCATTCTTTCTTATTGAATCTATGAGAAATAGAATTTCCTTCTTGAGCTTTATTCTCCTCATCTACTCCTACATAGATAGTCAATTCAACATCAGTACCGTTTGTATCTACAGCTACAATCTTCTTATTAGCCATAGTACCTACCATAACGGCTACAACTCCTGGTGTCTTTTCTTTTAATGATGGAATAATAGTATTATTGATTCCCTCCAATAAAGCTGACACATTATCCATTGTAAGAGCTGTCTGGATACACTCATTATTATCCTGCGAGTATAATCTGATACCCTCTGGTGACTTTCCTCTAAAAGGACTAAGCTTAAGAGATATCTGCTCATTCCAAGCTGATACATTTAAAGCTGCTGTGTCTGAATATGAATTATATAATCTGGTTGTTACATTAACCTGATTATTAAATCCACTATTCCCATTATTACCATTCTGATTCTGATTTCCAAACATTTTATTTTTCCTTTCTAAAATAAATTGTATTATATTGGTTACTAAAAGATATTATATTATCTAATCGCTTAATCCATCATCAATAGAATCTAATATCTCTTTGACGATATAATCATTTTTTCTATTCGGATACTTCTTAAGAATATAATTCCTAATCTTAGTCTGTATCTCTGATATGAATTCTCCATCAATCATATCTATATATTTATTTATGAAATTACCCGTAAGAGTAGTATTTGCATAATATTCTCTTACTGCATCTAATTCTACTCTTGGTTCATCTCTTTCACATAAATCTAAGAATTCCTCTACAGTAGCTATTTCATTCAGCTCCATAAAGAAATAATCAATAACTTCTTTTAAGTTACCAAGTATTTTAATATCAAGAGTATTATCTATCTCTGATTTAAAATTATTTGTGGTAACATCTTTCTTTAATTCAAATTTCTCATCTATCTCATCTTTACGAGTATCAATAAAAGTCTTTATAGCATTAACAAAGTTCTTTTTGATATACTTAATAAAGAATAAATATGTGAGATGAATTATATTATGTTGCTCATCTATATCATGATTATCTAAATCATTAAATCCTATAGATAAAGTATTTTCAAATAGGTTCATTACAAAACCAATAAATTCATCTCTTGTTTCTTCTAAATCTTCTAAGTCACTATCTATCATATTTTCTTTATTATAATCATATTTATCTATAAAAGATTTAATATAATCATATTTCTTATAACCTAAGGGATAATCAAATTGTGATACTAGTGACTCTCTTAATAGGTCAACTGGTATTTCAGACAAGAATATCTCATCTTCATCTTTTTCACTAAGTTCAAATACACTGTTCCAGTTCATTGCTTATTTACCTACACTTTCATAATATTTCTGCTTTCTACAGATATTTTGGTTCTTTCAAAACTTGGATATCTATTATATTCTTATCAATATTACTTCCGTGTTGGTGGTGTTCTATTTTTTTATAAAAATCTGGTCCAGTACAAGTTCCATATAATGGACAGTGTTTATGATTGCAAGTAGTAGGTTGTAAGCAAACATCTAATCCTTTATTATAAAATAGGTTAGATGTCAATAAATTATAAACTCCATTATCTTCTATATCTATATGAAATTCATGTACTTTACCACACTGGCAACAAGTTAAAGAATAACCAATAATCTTATTATCTCTATTAATGATTACTCTAAATAGCTTATTATTAAATCCACAAACTTTACAATTGAAATTCCAAGTATTTCTAAAAAATGCCATATCAAAATTCTCATCTTTATTATCGTTGATTGAATACATTTGTATGTTCCTTTCTATTAAAGTATTAAGGTAATGTGAATTTAGGTAGTCAAAATGATTTATATAATATTTTAGTGTAACTTAATAACCCTGTAGTAATATTTTATAGAAAAGGAGATTTTAAAATGGGTAAGAAAAAAAGTAATAATGGTAGAAAGTTTGTCACATGTGAGGTTATTGGAAAGAAAATTAAGTTTCCAAAGAAATTAAGAAATAATATAACTTCATATAGAAGAATTGGATACGGACCAAATGAAAGAGATGTGCTTATCGGCGAAATTGTAAACGGTAAGTACTTGGTATTTCCGTTAGATAAGGAGATGGATTTAGATAATTCTGAACTCTATATCATAGAGAGAACACCTGGTAGTATTGAAGATGATACTGACACAGAAAGTAAAGTAGATGTTGTTGATGCTGAATCTAAAGATGAAGTACCAGCTGAGAAAGTAGCTCAGGTGAGTGAGAGTTTATATACTCCATTAGGATTGAGAAGTCTACCATCTCTTCCGTCAGGTTCATTTTTCAAATATGACGGAATCATATGGACTAAAGTACGTACAGGAAAAAGGACATATATTGATGCACTAGATCTGTCAGTAAGATTTTCTGATTACCTAGTAAAGAAACTTGGTTGTAGTAATCCATATAGTAAGATGAAATATATGATGGTTGAACAGTTAACTTTAAGAAAACCAGAAGACGAAAATAATAAGACAAAGGAGGATAATAATGGTTAAATCTGTTAAAATAAGGATATACCCTAACGCAACTCAGTTAAAGGCTATTACTGACATTCTGGATGCTTGTAGGTTTGTTAAAAATAAGTATTTAGAGTATAATATTGATAGGCATAGTAAGGGTGAAGAATTTATTAACGGTAATGAGTTTGTTAAAATAATTAACAAACTAAAAAAAGAAGATGAAGATTATCTATGGTTGGATGCTATATATAGTAAAGCTATTAAATATGCCATTAAAGAGGAAGATAGTTATCTTAACGCATACTATACTAAGAGGAAAAGCTTTCCTGGGTTTATAGCTAAGAATAGAGTGGATAATGAGTCTTATTACTTTATCAAAGATAGTATTCAGTATATTAGTAAAAATGTAATACAACTACCAGCACTAGGTAATACAAGAATAACTAGTGGTGATAAATTATTACCAGATAGAGATAGTATTAAATCTGGCAGAATTGTACGTAATTACAATAAGTATTATGTTGTATTTATTTATGATACTGAAGGTGATAATAAGAATATGGTCAAGAATGATATCACGTTGGGCATTGCTATTGCTACTAATAATAATGATTATATTGTAACATATGATGGTAATGAATGTCGTCATTATAAGAGTTATAGAGGATTGGATA